ATGGAAAAAGAATGGAGCATCGACCGTTTTTTGAAAACGCCGCCCGAGGGCGGTCTTGACTATGTGGCGGGCCGGGAGACCTGGAAAAATCTGTTTCAGTGCTGTTTTTCCGGGGAAAAGCTGGAAGAGTGGTTCTGCCTTCCGAAAACCTGGAACTTTCTCCTTTCCGGAGAACGAGGAATGGGAAAAACGTATCTCGCGAAAGCCCTGGCAGCAGAAGCCGGAAAGAAAGGCTACCGTTATCTGGAGCTTTCCGGCCATGAGCTTTCCGGCAAAAACGAGGAGCAGGCAGAAGAACGGGTGAGTCTCCTTTCAGAAAAGCTCCTTTCAGGCGAAAAGATCTTTTTCCTCCTGAAAAATGTGGAAGATACAGGACGCGCTGCTTCCGCTCTTGCGGATGTGCTGGAGGAAGGAAAAGAGGCAGATGTTCCGGTTATCACAGCTGCTCTTACGGAGGATCTTAGGAAGGTGCCGGGCGTGCTGGCAAGACTTTTCCGGATTCTTCAGCTGGAGGCCCCGGATGGGCAGGAGCGGAAAGCTTATTTCCAGCTGTTCTGGGAAAACAGCTTCCTGAAAGCGCCGGGAAAACTGACCGTCGATAAGATGGCGGAAATCACCGAGGGCTTAAGCTTCGCCCAGCTGGATGATGTGCGGATGTACATGAACGGCGGTATGTGCCGCCTGGCCGTACCACAGTTTTCTTCTGTGGAAGCCTTCGTGAGCGCAGTGGAGCAGGGAAAGGTGGCTCTGGCGGAAAAACGCTTCCGGGATGTAACGGTGGCGGTACGAAAAGGCGTGCTTCCAAAAACAGAACCGGAAGCGCAGGCCCGGAAAAATACGACGGAGCCCGGAACATTGGAGGTTCTGACGGAAGTCTTAAAGAATCTGTCCCTTGGAGCCAATACGGCTGCAAAACAGCCTGATCTTCTGGACGAAGATTTCTTCGCGGAAGGAAAGAAGGTGCCAAAGGATATTCCGACCGATAAAGTTCTGGCGGAAGACAGCCCTATGAATCCGGAGAACTTAAACTTTGACCTTTAAAAATGAATGAGAAGAGGTGCATACATGAAAGACGATTATATTTCTACCCTTCGCAGAAATGCCCGGCTGGCCCGGGAGTGCAAGGAGCAGGCGGAGGAAGCAAAGGTGCTGGCAGGAGGCCACTGCCGGGACGAGGCGGAGCTCTATCTGAAAGCCAGCGACTATTACCGGAAAAACGTGGAGATCAGTACCGGTGAAGAGCGGGCCTACAACGAGGAGCTGATGAATGAGTACGTCGCGATGGCGCGGAAAATTGCCGGAATCCTGAAAGCGAAAATGGAGCTGGAAGCCGGAAATACGGCAGCCTCCGGAAGCACTCCGGTTAAGAATGCCAAAACCGCAGCCACAAATACGGTAAAGGCCGGAAATACAGCAAAAGCAGCAAAAAGCAACGGAAAAGATGAGATCGATACGGAAGCCTGGTTCCGTCCCAGCCCGAAGCACGGCTTTGATGATGTGGCAGGTATGGAGAGCATCAAGACAAAACTCAGCGTCAACATCGGCGATGCTAAGTACATAGAGCTGAAAAAGTCCCTGAATCTCAAGAACTTAAACGGTTTCTTTTTTTACGGCCCTCCAGGATGCGGAAAAACCTATATCGTGGAGGCTTTTGCCAATGAGCTGATCAAGAGCGGCTACCATTATATCTGCCTGGATGCCAAAGACATTCTGGATCGTTATGTGGGCGGAGCGGAGAAGATCGTGGGCCGTCTGATGGAATTGGCGGAAGAAAGCGCTCCCTGTATCGTTTTCATCGATGAACTGGACGGCGTCTGCAAGAACCGTTCTCTTCCGAATCTGCCCGAGTACGCTTCTTCCATCACGACTGCCTTCCTCACCGGTTATAACCGCCTGGTAAGCTCCGACAAGGAGATCATTTTCATCGGCGCTTCCAACTATCCTGAGAAGGTGGATTCTGCAATGCTGAGCCGTATGGAGCTGATTCGGATTCCGTTGCCGGACAAAGCCGCGAGAGAAGGAAATCTGAAGTATGCCTTCAGCAAATCCGAATTGCAGTGTACCATGCCGATCGAAGAGATGGCAGCCATGACAGAGAATTTCGACTGCCGTGATCTGAACAGTCTGGTGGAAAACTGCCTCAAGAAAGTTTTTGAAATCCTGAAAGGCAGATATCCGGATGGAGCTTCTGCGACAGAAGCGCTCCGAAATGGCGAAGTCGTTCTTGACCGGGAACTTTTCCAGAAGATTTTTGACGAGTATATGCCTTTCCCGAAGGAAGCTGACCGCCGCCGTCTCGAAGAATGGGAGAAAGAAATTTATAAAGAAAAAGGAATGCCGGAACCGGAAAAAAAAACGGTAAAAACACCCCCTGTTGAGAAAAAAGACGATAAAGGCGAGGCTGAGCCGGAAGCGAAAAGCCCGGCGAAACCGGAAAGTCTTCTCGGCATGAAAAAAGGAGAGGTTTCGGAAGCGACGGAAAAAGTGATTCTCAGCTGCGGCTCCATCAATCTGGCCCTTGTGACGGCAGAAAATGACGGGGAAGAAGCTGGAGAAACGGAAGGCTTCTTTAAAGATATGGCTGAGGGTGTCGATGAGGCCGGAAGAAGAAACGTCCACAATCCGGTGCCGGAGCAGGATATCGAGAAGGCCTTTCTCTATGCAGACAGAAACTACCTGTCCGAGAGTCCTCACTGGCAGGAAAATGCGATCCGCTATCAGGAGCTTTTGACGGAAGAGGCAAAGAAACAGGAAGAAAAAGATGCGCTCCGCCAGAAAATGCAGGAAAAAACAGAGACTCTGAAAGCAAAGATCCAGCCCGGCCGCAAGAGTCTTTATCTGGGAATCTTTTCAGAAAGGACTCCTGAGAACTTCAAAGAAAGCTATCAGGCCTTCAATACGGTGAGACAGGGCGAGGCTGTTCTGGGCTTCGGCGGTACCTGCGGCATCGTGGCTTCCTGCAACGTCGTGAACCAGCAGACAGGAAAACGCCTCCGGGAAGAGGACGGCGTGGCTGTCTTCTTTTCCGCAAAGCTCTGCTATGTGGACAGAAGATTCCGGGAGGCCGGCTGCCAGTTTACGGAGGATATGACCTGGGATCAGCGGATGCAGATTTACGGAAGCAACGGAGGCACAAATTTCCTTGGAAGAAAGGCCTTCATAAACGCCAATGGCGTGGAGTTTGAACGGGCCACAGATACGACCTTCATGAAAAAAGGAAAAATTTTCGCTCTGATGAAAAAGAAACCGGAAGTGACGCTGGAGCTGATGTCAGAACGCTTCCACAACGGAGAGAGTGAAATTCTGATCCTGAAAGCCCAGGATCTTCAGCAGGCAGCTTTAAGCAACCGGGTACCCTCCTGGCAGGAACCCGATCCCTTCCGGAGCAACCATGCGACCACGGTAGCCGGTTTCGCTTATACGGAAACAGGCGATGTGGCCGGTGTCTGGATCAATGAGACCGGCGGTTTTGCGGGCAGCGGAAGAGTCTTTATCAGCGCGGAGAAATTCAATGAGATGCGGATGAATACGAAGGGCTTCAGCGTTGAGTTTACGAGAAAGAAAGAGCAGGGCGGAGAGGTATAAAACCGCCGGAAAGCGAGGAAATGTATGGATATTTCAAAAATTTACATAGCGATCGAAGAAAGAAGCTCCCTTACCGGACTGACTTCTCTCCCTGTGCTTGTGGGAAAAGACGGCGAGCTGGAAGCGGTATGGTTCAATTTCTACTTTGAGAACAGAGGAGAGGAAGGCACGGTGTCCGTGGAGAGCGTTTTCACCACCAGAGACGGCGAGACCGTGACGGAGGAAGAGAGCAGCCTCGAAAAAGTCATCGTTCCGATGGAGCAGGAAGAACCCCTCGGGGAGGAACAGGATTACTACGAGCAGCTTCAGGAGCTGGCGGACAAGTACCAGACCGAGACCAGCGCCAATGAGAAATGGCTGGAGAGCGAGGTACGGAATTACCTGAAAAAAGTGGTTCTAAAAAGCTTCATCAGCGCCTATGAGATGGTGCTGGAGGACTGGAAACAGACCCATACGGCAGCAGAAACCCATACCGAAGAAAAAGATACCCTGGAAAATTGATCTAAAAAAGGAGTGAACATCATGAGAAAATGCCCGATTTGCAAAAGAGAAAAAGAAATACCTCTCTGCCCGTTCTGCGGCTTTGATGAAAGTCTGGATTACCAGAGATTTCGGGCATTTTCCATACCTCCCGTAAAAAAGATCAAGAAGAGAAAGCTGGCATTTCTGATTGGAGAGGCGCCGGAAAAAGAGCTCAGAAAGCTGGGCCCCGCCGGAAGCTGGATGCAGCAGTTCCGGAAAGCCGGCATTTCTGTTCCGGATGGGTTCGTTCTCACTACTGATGTCTGGAAAGAAGAACGATGGGAAAAAGATCTGAATCAGGGGCTGATGGAACTGGCGGTGAAACAGGGAAAAGTTCCGGGAAATCCCGACGATCCGATGATTTTTTCCGTTCATGCTGACGGCTGGGACTGGCGCTCGGAAGGAGTGGCCATCGCAAATGTTGGTCTGAACGATGAAACCGTAAATGGTCTCGCGAAGAAAAGTGGGGACGCCTGGATGGCCTGGGACAGCTACCGGCGGCTGATCCGGGATTTTGCAGTGAAGCTTCACGGAGCGGCGGAAGATTTTTTCCTGCTCCAGGAGGAAGCTCTGCTGACGAAAAAAGGGAAAAAATCCCTGTCAGAGCTGGGAGTCGAGGATATGAAGCTTCTCGCACAGCAGTATAAGACGCTTTATAATCTGAATGTTATGAAGCCTTTTCCACAGGATCCGTTGGATCAGCTTCAGGAGGTGATCCACCATTTCTATGAAAAAGGCGAGAAAGAACGGGAGAATCGATTGCTCTTAAACGGTCTTCCAGAGGGAACTGCGATTCTGGTGCAGACGATGACCTTCGGAAACCGCCAGGTAAATTCCGGCTCCGGTTTTGTGCGGACAGGAGAAAAAAGCGGGCTGAATTTAAGCCGAGTATCGGCGGGGCTGGATTCTGTATTGCAGTTTCAGGAAGTTTCAGGAAGCTTCCTTCGAGGTGCTCAAAGGGCAGATCTTGAGAGAAAGACGAAGGACTTCGCTCCACTCTCAGAGCTTAAGACACTTGTGGACTGGAGCGAGTTCCGTATAGAGTTCAATAAGATAGAAAAGATCCTGAAGGGTCCCTATATCTTTGACTTCACGGTGGAAAACGGGAAATGCTATTTTCTCTCTGTGAAAAAAATCCAGGAAGACACCTCACAGCGGGTCGAAAAAATGAGCCCGACCGAGGAAGTAAAAACCATCTGCCAGCTGGTAGATGAGGGAAGATACACGGAAAGACAGGCGGCAGGAATGATCTCCGAAGAGACCCTGGAAAAGGCAGTCACCGAAGGCCTGGAGCTGGGCTGTGTGACCCGCATCCGCTACTGGAAGAAAAAATATAATTTATCGTAACTGTTCAGAACCACCTCCAAAATGCTACGCATTTCGTCGGTGTGGCGTATCCGCCAAATAGATTTCCCTGTAAAAGTGTTCATTCATGCAAGCATGACTCACACTTTTGCATGAAAATCTGCTTGGCTCTGAACAGTTACAATTTATCATAAAAGGGGGAGAAAAAGATGTGGACTTGTCCGATCTGTGAGACATCAAATGATACTTATAAATGCAGCAAATGTGGTTTTGATGAGAGCAAAGATTATATGCGGAGCCGGGCTTTAAGCGAGCTTCCGGAAAAGGACAGAAAGCTTCCGAAAAAGCAGAATCTGCAGAAAAATGTCATGATGAAAGGCAGCAGCTATGACTATGTTTTTGGCAGAAAGGAAAAGAGAAAACGGATTCGCCGGATCACCTTCTTAAGCGGAGAAAATACGCTTGGCTTAGATACCTGGGATATCTCAGAGGCCCAGGACGGCAGCGTATTGGCACATCTGAAAGGCAATTTTGGCCGGGAGAAAGAGCTTTTTATCTGGGCGGATGGCAAGATCACTGCGAATAAAGACAGCAGTCGTCTGTTTTTCGGTTATGAGAATCTGGAAGCCATCGAAGGCCTGGAAAACCTGGAGACTGGGATGGTAGAAGATATGTCTGGAATGTTTGAAAATTGTGGAAGCCTCCGGACCTTGGATCTGAGCCATTTTGATACCAGGCAGGTAAGGGATATGAGCCGGATGTTTGAGGATTGTCAGGGGCTGGAAAAACTGGATGTGAGTCATCTTGATACCAGCCAGGTAAAGGATATGAAATACATGTTTGCTGGCTGTGAGAGTCTGGAAAAACTGGATTTGAGTCATCTTAATACCAGCCAGGTAAAAGATATGAAATACATGTTTTCTTACTGTGAGAGTCTGGAAAAACTGGATCTGAGCCATATGGATACCAGCCGTGTAGAAAGTATGCTTAGTATGTTCAATGACTGTGAAGAACTGAAAGAATTGGATTTGAGTCATTTTGACACCAGCCAGGTGCGGGATATGAAATACATGTTTGCTGACTGCAGTAATCTTGAGCGGCTGGATCTCAGTAATTTTGAGGTAAAACAGATCTGGACCTGGGATATGGATGGTATGTTTTCGGAATGTGACAGTCTGGAAGAGCTGGATATAAGCGGTTTTGACGAAAGAAAAAATGACGGTGCTTTTTTGAGAGAGCTGTCAATTCCGGACGATACCGAAGTGACATACTGACAAAAGGATGATAAAGGGGGAGCGATATGTGGAAATGTCCGGTGTGCAACACAATCAATGAGGATAACATCTGCTGTAAAAACTGCGGTCTGGATCAAAGCAGGAATTATACTGCCTGCCGGACATTTTATCCGCTTTCTCTGGATGCAACGTCAGCGTTTGAAAAAGATAAGAAACGCGCTGCTGAGAAGCTGAAAAGAGGCGATTCAAAGCTGATTCAGGAAATCGCCGCCGCCGTCCGAAAACTGGAGGAGTTGTCCGCTGCGATCAGAAATCTGGAAGAAGAACCAGCCTCCATGGAGAAGCTGGAAAAAATACTGGCTTCCATAGAAAACTATGAGCTGGAAAAACCGGTTCCGAAAGAAAAAATCTCCGACGGGAATCAGCTGATGGCAGACACGAATCCGGAAACCATTTTTGGAAAAAAGATCGACCGGAAAACAGTGGCTTCCGTGACCTTCCTGGACAGCAAAAAAGAAGCAGGCAGGGACGCCTGGGATGTTTCCGAAAAACAGAACGGCAGTGTGCTGGCGTGGACGAAAAAAGCTCCGGATGGAATGCTGGAGCTTTATCTGGGTTCTGAAGGAAAAATCCTCGCGAACGCGGACAGCAGCAACCTTTTCCGGGATTATGAGAATCTGGAGGAGATCCATGGACTGGAACACTTCCATACGGGAACGGCCAGAAACATGGAAGGCATGTTCCGGGGCTGTGCGAAGCTGAAAGAACTGGATCTTCGAACCTTTGACACCTCTCAGGTGGAAAATATGAAATGGATGTTCTTCCGCTGCCGCAGGCTGAAAGAACTTGATCTTGAAAGCCTCGATACCAGCCAGGTGAAAAATATGGCGGGCATGTTCGCCAACTGCTTTCAGCTGGAAAAACTGAACCTGCTCCATTTTCAAACCGGCCAGGTCCGCGACATGGAAAATATGTTTTTCTACTGTCGGAATCTTATCCGCCTGAACCTGAGCAGCTTTGACACCCGCAAGGTAGAAAATATGAGCCGCATGTTCCTCGGCTGCAGCGAACTGAAAGAGCTGAACCTCAGCAGCTTCCGCACAGAACGGGTGTCCGATATGACTGCGATGTTCGGCCACTGCAACGATGTGAAAGAGCTGGATATCCGTGGCTTTGATATGAGCCGGATTGAAAGTAACCTCTCTTTTAACGAATACACCAAACTGCCTGGCGAAGTCAGAATAATAAGAAAGTAAAGGAGATGCGAAGGATGTGGACCTGTCCGATCTGTAAAACAACAAATGAAACCAATAAATGCAGAAGCTGCGGCTTTGACAAAAGCAAAGATTATACAAACCACCGTTCCCTTTGCACGCTTTCCAAGTCCGGCAGTAAAATCTTCAAACCGGCGCAGCCCGGGGATAATATTCTCATGGCGAGCAGCGATACAGACTATGTTTTCGGAAGAAAAATGGACCGGACAAAAATTACGACCATATATTTCCGGAACAAGAAAGAAAACATCGGAGAAGATGCCTGGGACGTATCGGAAAAACAGAACGGTAGTATTATGGCCTGGACAGAGGAAAAACAGGATGGTTTCAAGAACTTGTACCTTGCAGCGAACGGAAATATTCTTGCGAATAAAGACTGCAGCAGCCTGTTTAGGAAATATGAAAAATCAGAAAAAATTGTAGGACTGCAGTATTTCCGTACAGATCAGACCGAAAATATGTCATATACTAAGACTTCCCATACCTAAAATGGGATTCGTACCTTAAAAATTCAATATTTCAGCTAACAAAATAGTGATTTATGCCGTTGCAATCTCTGGATGAAGTGCATTACGCAGATATTCTGGTAATCTTGCCTCAAAATCAGCAGTAAAAGCAGTCAGTTGTTCGTCACTGAGCTTTAAGATTTCCTGAAGGCTTGCCATTAAGGCAGCCATCAGAATAGCAAGCGATCTGCTGAAAGTAATGTCTGACATTTCATCGACAAGAAAGAAGAACAACTCACCAAGAGTTCTCTGATCTTCATTTTGGCGCTGTTCCATCGCAAGTAACATATATCTGGTAAACACAATGGCCACATGGGCTGTCAGTGCATCATAAGATAGGCTGTGGCATTCTCCAATCAGGTTCAGCATAGATTTGCAGGTCTTGAAGAAAACTTCAATCTGCCAGCGTTTTCCATAAATACGAATGCTCTCTTCTTCGGAAAGAGTCGTATCTGTGCAGATAAAAGCAAGCCACTCCTTGCGATTCGCTTTGTTCCTTACACAAACAATCTTTGCTGGAATCGGATTCTCTTTTCCGACCATAACGTCAACGGAAAGCAGATATTTTGATCTGCCACGACGCTTCTTATTCCGGGAATAAATCTCTTTGATGTTCAGCTGTTTACCACAGTATGAATATTTGATCCGGCTGCTTTTCTTGATCATGGCGATCACATTCATACCTTTTGAGTGAATGTCTGTGACTTGTGCCGGGTTGGAAAACCAGGAATCAAACAGGACATAATCCGCTTTCATTCCTGCACTGAGGGCAGTGTCCAACAGGGTCATCATTGCTTCCGGCGCTTTTGTCTGAGCAAGCTTGCGTCTTTTTCCTGCAACGGTTCTGTTATCAAAGGTCTTTACCGGACCAATGATATTTGTATCTTTTGCAGATGCCAGCAGACAGCTGTTTACCGGGATCAATGTATTTCCATCGCTCCAGCTTAAAGTAAGCATTCGGAATCCTTTTTTAAAATGCATATCCGTGTGATCAAAAACTTTTGATCCCAGTTCTGTTTTCTTGCAGCTGGTGCGGTTAAAAAGACTGTCATCAATGATGAAGACATTTTTCCTGCTATCATTCGTCAGACCTTTGATGTCATTGTTTACGATATCTGCGGCAAGAAGAGAAGTAAAACGGAGCCAGTTTGTTTTTGCGGAATTAAGGAAACGGTAAAACGTGTTCTTGGAAAACTCTTCCTTAAAAGAGCCAGTCCGTCGCTGCATATACATACTTCTTCCGACAAAAATGTTGCTGAGTTTGTACCGAAGCAGAGAAACGGGAGAAATACCTTTTTCTTTCATCCCATTGCATTTGGCAAGAAGTTTGCCAACATGGTGTTTAGAAAAAAATCTCTGAACACAGTCAACTAAGTCTTTCTCATCGGAATGGTTTTGTGGTATACTGGACATGGCATAAATCTCCTTTGTTAAAATGGTTTTTCGACAACTCCATTATACCAAGAGGAACAGATTTATGCCTTTTTTATTGGCTGAAATATTGAATTTTCAAGGTTCAACACACCGATACGGTATGGGAAGTCTTAGTTAATAATATCATTTTGCAAAGAACTAACATTTGCGATTTCTTCTTTCAGCGAATCAACATCAGCCTTGTTCTTCTCGATCTGCTCCGCACTATCCTTAATCTTTTCTGCCTGCTCCTGCGCGGTCTGTGCTGCCTCTTCTGCCGCCGTCTCAGACGTTTTCGCGGCGCTTGCGGAATCTCCTGCGGCTGTTGCGGACTTCTCGGCGGCGGTCGCTGATTCTGCGGCGTTGCTGGCCGACGTTTCCGCTGCTATGGCTTTCTGCCCTGCGGTCTCGGCGGCCTGGGCAGCTATCGTTGCGGATTCAGATGCTTTCCCGGCGGCGGTGGTGGCCGTCTGGGCCGCTGCTGTTGCTGTTGACGCACTCTCGGCCGCTGATCTGACTGCCTGCTGTGCGTCTGATGCTGATTTCCCGGCGGCGTCTGCGGCGGTTTTGGCAGTCTCAGCGGACTGGCTGGCGGATTCGGCTGAACCTGATGCGTCTGTCGCGGATCGTTCGGCATTCTGTGCCTGCTGTGCCGCGGTGGTTTCGGATTCAGCCGCGGCGGTGGCGCTCTCCGTAGCCTCATCGGCGGCTGAGCGGGCGATAGCGGCGGATTCCCGGGCCCGGCCGGCGGACTCGGCGGCGGCCGTGGCTGACGTTGTGGCAGCTTCTTTTGATTCGGATGCTTTCTCTGCTGATCCCCTGGAAGCTTCTTTTGCTTTCTCCGCCTGTGTAGCGGATTCGGATGCTGCTTTCTCAGATTCTGCCGCAACCCTGGCGGAATCTCGTGCGGCTGTGGCATATCCAGAGACCTTTTCGACCACTTCCCCGAACGGATCTGGCTTTTCTTCTTCTCCGGGTTTTCCGGCTTCTGGGCGGAGAATCACCGGCATACTGACGGCTTTCACAGTGTAGCCGTATTCGGCGGTATCTACATAGATATACGCGGTCACGTCGTAGGGGCTTTTTGTAGCTGCTCCCGGAATAGAAACGGTGAATGTGCCGTCTTCGTCCGGGGTAACTACCACCGGCACCGCCTCTGAAGCGATTACGGGCGCAAAATCAACGCGGTTTACGTCTGCCACGTTGATTCCGATCACTTTCAACTTCACGCCCCTGTCGAACTGCCAGAGACCCCGGACTGTGACCCGGTCTTTACCACTTGAAAAATCTGCAATCAGAACTTTTTCCATCGTTTTTCACCTCTTATTTTTTCGGCATAGCAAACATCTCATCCTGGAGGGCGTACGCTTTTTCCATGAATGCCGCGTAATCTTCCCTGCATTCAGCCCGGTGATCCTTGTACAATTCTTTTGACTCTGCGTTTGGGAAGAATCTATTCATGCTCATGTTCTCCGGATTCTCCGAATCCACCGTTGCGGTGTAATTCTCCAACACGATTTTCTTTTTCTCAATCTCTGCCACCGAGGTAGCTGTGATAGTTACTTTTTTTGCCGTCTCTGTCAACATAGTTTTATCCCCTTTCTGATATTTGCTTTTTTAGTTCTCTGACGTAACTGTATAACTGTTCTATCTGTTCTTGCAAAAATGCTATTTTTATAGTTTCTCTGTTTAACTCATTCACCGAACTTTCGATATTTTCAATTTTTCCGAGTGCTTTCTGCGTCATGTGAATAGTCAAGGGTATCAATTCCTCATATGCAATCCCCCAGCGTTCCGTCCTGCCGTCTGCCGTGGGTTCCGTCAGATCATCACGACAAATAGCTGCCAGCGTTTTGGCGGAAAGCCCGCATTTTTCCGCTACGGCATACATGCTTTGTGCGCCTAACCCGCAATGAACCCGGTCATGTGGTTTCAGTTCGTTGCCGAAGTTTTTCCACATATACAGGATTGGCGTAAGCTCCATGAACATTTTTTCATAGGGTTCTGTTATCCCTGAAAGAATATTTTTTTCGCACTCATCAGATGTACTGATAGTTGCGCTTGCGGCATATAGTCGAGTGTATCTATATCCAGTCATACCGAGTGCTGTCATATTATCACCTGCATAGGGTGTAAGCGCTTTCCAGCTGCTACCGACAGTATATGACTCTCCTGTAATCTTTGCATAATTAGAAGAATCCACGATTTCCCGCCATGTTCCGCTCCATCCGGCGCTATTTCCCCCGCGGTGAAACAATGCGCCTGTCGGTTGTGTGCACCAGATCTGATGAACCTCCGGCCCCATTGCCATGTTAAAAATCATTCCCCAGGTCGAAGGATTATCAGTAACAATTTGTGAGGATTCATTATTGATAAAATGTACACTATTTAACAAATTTCCCCATGCGGTAACTGTATCGCTGGCTACCATTCCGATGACATTTATTCCGGCGTTTCTTAACGATGACGCCGAGCCGTGTAATGTACCTTCTATATATCCATCACTGGAAACTTTAAACAAATTCCCGCCGTTATTGGATATGCTGAAAACAGGATTCCCGTCAGTAGGCACCAGGTTGTTCCGTTTAGTCGTGAATTGTATAAACAGACCATCTTCCGACGAATATGTGTTTCCGTCAGCAAACACAAAGTTACCGAATTTTGAATAGTCAGCTCCGTAAACAAGTGAACCTTTGATTGTTCCTCCGGTGATCGTTCCTCCGTCAATTGTTCCACCTTTCAGAGTTGCCCCCATAATCGTTCCAGTCGCTGTTATATCTTTCGCAAAGATACCGTTTACATCTATCCTGTCCGCAGTAATAGTCTCCGTCTCTAGCTTCCTGACCTTCGCTGAAACGCTATACACATACCCGAAAGAGGCTTTTTCGCCCACCAGCTCCTTGACCAGGAACAGATCTTTATATAGTCTGTCTATTTTTTGATCGGTCGGCCCTTTGTTTTGCGACGACTCAGATTCTACTTTTCCGAATGACTGAACCTCTGTCAGCAATCCTCCATCATAATCTTGCACCAGTGACATCACGGGGATGTTCACCACATTACCAGTCTTGTCCGTCACCGTGATGATATCTCCCGCATCTATCCGTGGATCCCCCAGGAATGACACGGAAGCCGGAAGAAATTCAATCCCCTTGATCTGCTGATGGACCGCCGTAAGCCGATCCTGCGTCATTACCGGGTTTTCCAACTGCATGCACGCAGTCCCTTCCCCGGCTGAAAGAGTATCGTTCCCGGCCTGGCAGATGATCTTCTCCACTGTGAAAACAGATTCACCCAAAGTCAGATCATCATAGTAACGATCAGCGCTGATGGAACAGTCTGCCGCCGCATACCACCGGAATACCGCATTTCCAGCCCGGTCCATCGTGGCAAACATGCCGTAGAACTGGGCTATGTAAGACAAAGCTTCCCGGTATGTGTAACCATCAAAGGGCGTGACATACTTTGTGTCTGTCACCGGATTTCCGGACTCATCCACGATGCTATCCGTTGAGACTGCACGTTTCGGAATCATGACACCATCCGGCAGGTTGATCGTAATGATCGGAACACCGGTCTTTTTTGCCATTTCCGCCAGGACAGCCTTACCGTCACAGGGATACGTCAGTTCTGACATAAACGCCCCACTCATGTGGGTCTGGATCCGGTCATAGGCTGTAAAAGTCACAACGCCGCTATCTGACTTCGGCTTCTGTGCCGTGAAAAGGCCAAGAGGGACCCATTCTGGTTCAGAATCAATTGTCATGCCGATGCTGATCTCCAGTTCTGTTCCATTCAGAGTAAATCCGGGGTCCCACATCTTGATTTCTACATATGAACTGACTGCTCCGCCGACGCTTATACAGTCACCAGATACGGACCGGGAAGCCTGCTTGAGTGACAAGATTTCCTCACTGGAGGAATGTGTTCCGTCACTGACTTTTGCAAGAAAGGTTCTACTGTCGCCATATACCGCATTTTTGAATTTTTCAGATGTTTTGTACATGGCTTACGCCTCCTTTTACTCCGCGAACCCCTCCGGGGCTTCCAGCATGAAATCAATAGCTTCCAGGTCATTCATTGACAGGGACAGACCGTCGATTTCTTCGAACTTGACCATATGAATATCAGCCTCAACTTCGATATTCAGCAGTTCGCCGATTTCTTTGTTCCATTTTTCAATACAGTCTTTCCGAACAGATACCAGACCATTTTCATCTGCTTTTGTACCATATTCCTCCAGGAGCTCCTTCCGTGACTCCTCATAGGGTGTCAGCAGGGAAACCAGCAGTTCCTTGTTCTTCTTGATTGCATAGATCACACGGATGCGGCTAGGGAACATCTTCTCACCGGATTTCGTCTCCCGTTCCTGCATCGCTACAAGACCATTTACGATGTTTACCATTTCGCTGTTTTTCATTACTTTTTTCATCTTAAAAAAGTCCTTTCTTACTTTTCAATCAAATTTACGGCTACTCCCACATACCGTGGAAAACCGTCCGCATAGGTATATACCGGGTATTTCGGTGTCCCGGCGTACATGGTCTTGGTCTCCATTTTCCCTGTGCCGGGATCCTTATACATGACACTAAAAAAAGCCGGAGCGATGGCGGTGTCCAGAAGAACACCGTCTGCATCCGACATGGGGGAAAATGTGATTTCAAGTTTTGTTTTCCGGGCTATGATATCTCCGATCATAGCCCCGGTAGCTCCACGGCCCGCGTTCTTTGACCAGACAGCCTCATGAGATATACTCAGCTTCTGCACTCGGGGCATTACCTTTCCACCGATCGTAAGCACATTCATTATTCATCACTCCTTGCATTTAATCGGGCGGCCGTCGGTTCTTTGACCTGATCAGTCGCCCACCGGTTCACCGCCTTTTACGTCATGATCGGGCATACGCCATTTGCACTCGTCCGCCGGTTGACTTCCTCGATCACTACGTCCGTAACCTGCTTACCGCCCACATAGACGTTGATGCTTGCCGTACCACTTTGTCTGTTCTGCGTTGCCGCATACTGACTGAACGCTGATACCACAGCGGAGTAAACTCCAGCCGTCACAGACGAAACAATCTGGGTGTTGTTCATGACTGCTGTACTTCTTCCGATACTTCCTACCAGTTCCGGTCCTGCCTCACGGGCTATGAACATCTGACCGGCAGAAAAGGCTCCGCCGGATGCTGCTGCCGTGATGGGTCGCCACTGACCGGAAGTGTAGAGACCGCCGGCAGCTTTCCGTCCTGGAGTCCAACTGGCTGCCGTAGGATTGATTTGGAACCACAGTGTCTGTTTTGCACCATAGTTATTCCATAGATTTTGAACCTTGTTCCATAGATCACTGGAAGAATCACGAATACCAACACCAGTTGATACGCTTACTCCGCCAAGACCGTTCCAGCCATTCACAACGGAATCTCGAAGTCCGCGAGTAGCCCCACTTCTGAGATAGGTTCCAACGGACACGACAGTGCTTTTTAAGCCATTCCAGCCGTTTACGACACTTTTTTTCAGGCCGTAGGAAGAGCCACTTTTGAGGGAGGTTCCTACAGAAACGGTAGTGTTTCCGAGTCTATCCCAGCCGTTCCACACCTCGTTGCGGAGGCCGGTGGATGAACCCGAGAGGAGCTTTGTGCCGAGCTGCACGGTCGTATTCCCGAGGCTGTTCCAGCCGTTGAGGATATCTTTTTTTAAACTGGAAGCAGGGGTAACTATTTTAGCCTTGACACTGATTGTAAAATCTCTTCCACCGCCTCCAAAGCTTTCGCCACTTGCAGAGTCATGCTCCGTTGTTTTTCCATCCAGGGTATCTAAAAAATTTTTTCTGTATTGTTTCCCTTCTTCCAGGAACGACTGTTTTAAATTCTTTGAAGCTTCATTAAAAGCAATTTTTACTCCTTCAGATATCGTGTCTGCCTTAATTGCTTTTGCTATTCCTTCTGCTCCAATAGCATCTATTCCCACAGCAACAATTCCCGCTATCGCCAAACCCAATGGTGATAGAACAGCACCACTAAGACCGCTCAAAGCCGTGGCAAGAGCCGTTGAAATTGAAACCGCGCCAGCATGTAGTGCCGCAGTTGTTACTACCTTAAAAAGTAAAATTGCTCCGAGATCAACAATAATATCTGGTTTCTTCTTCGCCACTTCTATTGCCGCCGTAATAGCTCCTTTGATGACCTCCCAAACAATCTGGCCGATTTTACTTAAAGCACTATTCCAGTCAATGTTAGCAATAAAGTTTCCGATGCTCTGTCCCACTTTCTGCCAGTTTGTGTCCCTTAAGGCCCACAACAATGTGTCTAGAATACCGTTGACGGCTTTTGAAAAAGTAAGGCCTGCTTCTGGCCAGTTCATTTTTCCAAAATAGCTGTTAATCCCCGCTGCAATACTCTTTCCCCAACCCTTGAAGTCAATAGTCCCGATGAACGCATACGCCCCGGAAATCACAGTGTTTACAGCTCCTGCCGCGGATTTCCCGATCAAAGAAAAGGTATCTGTCGTCATGATGCTATTCAGTGCTGTAGCAATGCCTTTTCCGAGACTGGCCGCTCCGGTGTTGGCCTGAGTCCACTTAATGCCCGTCAGTGCATTTTTGACAGCCGTTTTTACTGCTTCTCCTGCCGCCTTGAAATCAAATGCTTCAGCCCATGTGGCTTTCGCCGTGATCACTCCATTTACACCATCTCTGACCGCCGTTCCGATGCCCTTCCAGTCTGCTTTTTTGACAAAACTATTCATCGAATCAGCAACAAACTGTCCGACGCTGTCCCAGTGCAAGTTTTTCATGAACGAATCCGCACCAGCTACACCGGTATTCAGTGCTTGTGCCACCGTGTTTCCCACGGCATCTGCAAGGCCGGATACCTCCACTGCCCCATTGATGAACGTTGCAAGGGATTTTCCAACCTTCTGAGCTGTTTCTTTGATCTTGTCCCAGGGGATATTGTTCAGTGCATCCCGGATCTTTGTTCCGAATATACCGCCAAGCTCTGTAAAATCTGCTTTTGCCCAGGCATCCTTGATCCGCTTTGCGAAATCAGCATAGGCATTTTCTACCGGAACCATATCGAAAGAGCCGGCTGAACCACCGCCTCCACTTCCGCCAGAGCCGCCGGATCCGGAATCATCGTCCAGTTTGTTGATCTCATCGAAGCCCATCAGAGTATTTTTCAGTGTTTTTGCGGAATTATTAGCCTTGTCAGCTGATTTACTCAGTCCCGCCGCAAAGTCCTGGTTGCCTTTCACTGCTTTGTAATACGTTCCTTGACCAGTCAGTGCTGCAAACAACTGACCAATGGCATTGATCGCATTTACGCAGTAGTTGATGAGAGTATCCAGTGCGGGTGCAATAGCACTGAGTACTGGCGAAAACGCAGATGCCAGGCTGTTTTTCAACAGATTCAGACTGTTCATCAACGATGACAGTTCGGCGTTGGTACTACTTGAGTATTTCGCAAGGTTTTTAAAACCATCTGCAGCGCCTCTCACGGAGTTACTGATAAGGAATGACGCCAACATAAATTTAGCTGTTATTCCAAGTGTTTTAAAGGCTCCGCCAAGACCGCCTGCTGCATTTTTTACCCGACTAAATACCGGGATTCCGTTTCTGAACCGATGAATCAGTGATGCGAACGCTCCACCGGCGGTTTTGATTCCAGCTGTGACCTGTCCCAGTGTAGATTTCATACCAGAGAGAGACTTTGAGAGGATTCCCGCAGCAGCATTTTTCCACTGTCCAGACAGCTTTACATCACTCCCAGACTTTTCCATGCTGGCTTTTTCGGCATTGTATTCCCTTAACCGCTTCGTAGCGTCCTGGATTGCCAGCTCATTCTTCCGGAATGCTTCGGATTCCTCCAGGTTAGAGCCGTCCAACAGCATTGAAGAACGCAAGTCTTTGTATTCCTGAAGTTTTCTCTCTGTTCTGGTGATCTCCCCGGTCAAATCCCGGTAAGCATCCGTCTGTCTGGATGCTCCTCCGGTGTCTTGCAAATCTTTAAGTTCGCCTTTGAGGTAGGAAATCTCTTTCTCTGTCTCCTCAATATTGGCTCGTAAGCCTTCCATGCCTACACCACCGTTGACTCCCAGGCCTTTCCATTCTTCCATCTGGGCTTTCAATGAAGAAAGTCTGTTCTGTGCCTCAGCCATCTGGTTTGTGACGGCTGTATAATCCTCTGTAGGAACGGTATCTTTCCCCGTCTGCTCCATCTTCACTTTCTGACTGTTCAATTTTTCCAGTGCAGATGAGCTTTTCTGGATATTCTTTTCTAGGTCCTTAAATTCCTGTGTCGGAACGAACTCTTTTCCCTCCATACCGGCCATTTTGCCCTGGAGCTTATCCAATTCTTTTTCCGTATCAGAAATATCCTTGCAGACTTTCTTATAATCGTCGGTATACACCTTCATTCCCGCGGCGATCTGCATCTGCTTAATCATATCCCGGATGCCACGGGCAATCTCCCGTGCAGGATTGCTCTTCATGCCGGCAAACGGACTTGAAATCTTTTTCAGCTCTGCATTGATCCCACTGGTCATTCGCCTGGTTTCCTGCATGGCTTCCCGCGTTGCCTGAGTGAGTTTAGAAGAATTTCCTTCAATGACCACCTGCAATTTGTGTAATGTTTCGCTCACTGTCCCACCTCCTTTCTTTTCTGCTTATTCCTGCCCGTGCTGGCGTTTCCACTCTGCCGCATAGGCTCTGATTTTCTCCCGGCGTTCTTCCATTTCAGCCTCTTCCGTAGCCTTTTCGTATGCGGCCTTTTCATCCGCAAAAAGCACCGGATAAAAGTCCCACGGTTCTCGGGCCTTGTTGTCCTTATTGAGGTACATTCCAATCCGTTCCGCCGTGCTTTGTGCCAGAACAAAAGCAATAGAGAGCTTCTCCTTTAGCTGTTTTTCTTGCTGCCGGTAGAAACTCTCCATTTCGTCACATATTTCTGCCAGGGACAGCTCCCAGAAGCGTTCAACCGTTATTCCACAGTCAAGTGCCCTGGGGTATAAGTCCCAGATCTGTTCAAGAGGCGTCAGGACAGGCTGTCGCTCTCGCTCAGCTGCTTCTCCACTTTCTCTGCTTCTTTCTCCGTAAAAAAACCGGATACCAGCAGAGTGGGCAGAATAACATCCTGAAGCATGCGGGACTGGCTGCCGCCTTCTTCCAGCCAGGATTCATAGATCTGTGATACCTTCTCAGTGTTGCATCCATGCTCCCAAGGTGCGATGGCTGCCTGCGCTACAGTCAGCATCACGGACAGCGGCGGGATTTCATCGGTCATAACCAGATTCATGACATTCGTTCCATATTTGCTCTCCAGTTTGGCAATCATACCGGTGTTGAGCTTCATCTTGTGCTCTACACCGGAAACCTCCCAGATATGAAAGGGCTTTCTTTTCTTTTTTGCTTCCTCGATCGTGGTAACTTTAGAGTCATTTTCTTTTTCTGGGGTCTCGACTGCTTCATCGAGACCCAGGGTCATATTCTTTTTCTGCATGTATTATTTCTCCTTCTCAGGCTGCTGGATCAGTTACGGTGGGAGCTCCCTGGAGGATCATCGTTACTTCAAACTCAATAACTCCATTCACGCCTCCACCAGTTCTCTTGACAGACACCTGTGCTGAAAAATCGGTCTTTGTGCCGTCTTTCAGTGTCTCCTCAAAAAATCCTACTTCCTTGCTATCGGACAGGGCTTTCAGAGTGCGGTAGGGAGTGTCGGCTTTGGAGTTGTCGTATTTGAACTTATACTTCACGTCTCCCAGTTCGCCGATACCCATTTCATACTGCTTGTAAGCGTCCGTGAGGCAGGTGTTATCTACCTTCTCCGGATCACTGCCCCAATCCGGGATTTCTTTCAGACCCGGAAGGTCAGTGTATGCAGCTGCTCCTTTTTCAGCTTTATAACCAAGTTTTGCGCCATTTGCTAACATATATCATTGCTCCTTTCATCAATTCGGCCAGTATACATCATCTGTGAAAACGTCGATGATGGCCTCATATCTCATTACTTTGTGTTTATATTTTCCAGGTTCCGGGGCGTCCTGGCACAGGATCCGCACCAGTCCAATGCCTGCGAGTGCCTCGTCAACCTTCAAGGCGGATTCAGACGTAGAATGATCATCCCAGATATCCACCCGGTACCGGACGTAGGCTTTCTCTTCCTTATCAGTTCTCTCATAGACCTTGTTATCTTCTTCGATATACTCCACTGCCGGAAGTGTGGCCCAGTCGGTCGGGTACTGATCCGTGACATTCTCGAATACTTCAGCCAGTGCCGCATAGACCTGGTCTTTCACATTTTTCATATCTTCTTTTTCACCGCCTCTTCAAAGATCCTTTCTATCTCCTGCTCGTTGTTCTTTAATGCCGGATACATGTACGCTTGAGCTGCCTGGCCGGAGCAACAGTAGAAACGACCGTCCGGTGTGTCAATGTATGGCCAGCCGTACCGCTCTGCCGTCTCTCGCCCTACCTGGATTTCGTGGATCCACCAGGGAGACTGTCTGTAGGAAACGGCCACATCCGGAGAAATGCCCTCGTGATTTGCCTGTCCTTTCGGGCCGGTACCAAATTCCACATAGGCCGCATAGCTCTTGTTCGTGTAACACGTTCCCCGGATGCCATCCTCGCTATTCTCCACAGAGATATAAATACTGTCTCTCAATTCCCCGTCATGTACCGGGCACAGGCTTTTTGCTTCTGCCTGCACAGTTTTGATTCCCCTTGCAACAGCACCATAAAGATCTGTCTGGCTCAGCTTCCCTAAAGAATCCAGAAGCTTCTTTTCACCAAGAATCATATTTTCTCCACCTCCAGTGTCAAAAACCGGTAAGGATAGATTGCTACGACTTTATAATCCGGCACATCCCCGTTGATGCAGATTCCATCATTGACGGTTATCGTCGGACCATCTGTAACCTCATAGGACACTCTCCCCGACTTCCCAGGTACTTCCCGGTATGTTCCCTCAAGGCGAAGATTCCGGATATTTGGCAGGCGGGAACCATACATTTCTGACTGTAACTTTCCACCAGCTGTCCACATTTCCGCATAAAAAGAAGAAGGCAGACCATACTCCGTGTATGTTCCACCTTCCTTATCTTTTTTCTGCTCCATGCGGCAGTGCTTATATTCTGCCAGTCTACTCCGTCTGAGTCTCATGCGCCACACCTCCTACCCGGGCCAGCCGGTACCGGTTCAGAACATCGTAAATCTGCCGTGGGGCATCATCGAAGGTGTAGCTTTCTCCGGATCCAGTCCGGGCAGCTTCCCCTTCAGTACCCATCCGGTTCAGTGCGATCACCGCGAGGTCCCGGACTGTTTTGTCCAGGCCGGAGACCAGCCGGGTGCGGTTCGTGTAGGCCAGCACCCAGGCGGTGGCATCCTCCATGAGAACCTGCAGGAGTTCTTCGTCCTTTTCACCGGTCAGCTTTTTGAGCTTTTCGAGTTCTGTCATTTGAATCACTTTCCTTTTTCAGATTTTCTTCTGGATTCATTTCCACAAACCCCTCAGATTTCAGCTTCTGAATCTCCATTTCAGACTCGGCGATCCGTTCCACATTATCCTTAATCAGTCTCATGTGCTACCTCCTGAATCACTCTTTTGTATCTTTGATGTTCAGGAAGATGGAATCCAGTTTATTGTCCAGAACCCACAGATCATGGAAGCGACGGTAATCCAGCTGCCATGCATTGAGACTCTGGTTAATATTCGGGTCGAAAATTCTCATTACATCCTGTTTGGTCACTGCGATCGGAGTTGTTCTCGGGCAGATAAAGAAATTGATATCCTTTGCATTGCTTCCTTTTACATAACCGCCAGCCTCCTGTGAAGAAGTTTTTCCATCATACAGAGTGATAGCGGTATACATGCGGTTGGAAGGAGTTGAGACGATCGGGACACCATCTACAGCCGGAACGCTGGTGTTAATGCCACCCCGGGCGAAAGTTACAGCAGTGATTTTTCCTGCAAGTTCCAGCTCCAGCTCCATAATGAAATCAGGAGTCGCGTGGCATACCAGCGGGCCATTGTACAGGTTTCTGATTGCCTTAATGCCCTCTTTGAGTTTCCGAAGAGCGGAAGTGCTGGCTGCTCCAGGTGTGTAGCCATACTCGATCATTCCAGCTTTGTCCGCAGTAATGGTTTCAGAAGCGATTTTGGAAATACGGTAAGCATCAATCTCCGGAATCACATGGACTCTCTGAAATTCTGCCATTACAGCAGCTGCTGTGGGGATAAAGTTGCTTTCGTTGATATCCATCGGATCCAGCTGAAACTTACGACCTCTATCCTGGGTCATTTTTCTGGTTTCGTAACTCAGAGTAACGCCGCCCTGTACATATCCTGTATCACGATCGTAATCTCCAAGTCCCTGTACGGACATTTTCGGAATCTTTACCTCATCGCCACCATTGTAAATTACCTGTCCGGAGTTTGCATCCATCCAGCCAGTCACGGCATCCTGGACAGCGATTTTATCTAACTGCCGCATAAAGAGTGTAGCAGCCGCAAGAGTGTTAATTGCCATTGTTTATCATCCTTTCTTAATAAATTCTACGCATTGCTTCCTCGATCTGCTTTTCCAGATCATCATTGTTTTCCGGTGCTTTCTTCGGCGGTTTTCCACCTTTCAGCCTATCCTGTACGGCTGTTTCCACGGCTTCCTGGAAGGCTTTCTCCACAGCACTAATGGACTTACTACAGGAATCCGCATCTGCATAATTCAATACATCCGCCAGGCCCGCCGGCAGTTTCTTTTCCACCAAGGTGTTCTTAGCTTCGGCCATCAGTTCTTTGCGGGTGATTTCCGCTTCGCGATTGATCAGCTCTTTTTCTTTCTTCTGCTGAAGATACTGAGCCTTCTCTTCTTTTGTCATTTTTGCCAGCTTCTCGGCTTCGGAAAGGTTTTCGTCTGCCAAAGCCTGCCATTTCTGCTGTGCCTTTGTAACTGCTGTATTTACAGCTTTCTGCACACGGCGGTCAAACTCTGCCTGATTTCCGTCACCTTTCAGAAAGTCATCAAAGGATACCGGTTTAGGATCTGTTCCGCCGGAGGTATCCATTCCGGATCCGCCACCATTGCCGTCTTCGGCCCCAGCACCGTCTCCATTTTCTCCACCTTCAGCAAATATCTGCAATTTCATCGGAATCATGCATCTCATATACTTATTTCTCATGTTGCTTGTCCTTTCTGCCCAGCCTATACGCATCTGCGCCCGGGCCATTCAGTTTGAGGTTTCACCCCACTTCTTTAACGTCTGGTGGAAAAAGACGCAAAAATAAGACGCTTCACCCCGCGTCACAAAGGGAGATGATCCGGATCACCGTTCCTTTCCGCATTTTGCGCACTGATGTACATACTTCCGTTCCGTGTGAATATAATGTTTCCGGAATTTATGCCGGCAGCATCTCTGCCGGATCCAGGTGTAAATCTTCTCAACCAGCATCGTCTCACCTTCTTTCTCTTAAAAATGGGTATAAAAATACCACCAGTCACATAACCAGTGGTATTTACATCTCTATATTCTGGATTTTATCAACTATTTCTTTAAGACATTTTCCATCAAAAAATGCCGTATTCATAACTTCATCAACTGATTTTGTGGTCATTGTATCATCTCCACACCACATATCAAACTGATCTGGTGCCAGCGGGTCCACGCCACAAGACTTTCCTTCAAAGTCAAAAGTCAAATGTGAACATAAGCTTGTGATATAGTCTCTAATCTCATCTACGCTCATAATATATCCTCATTCTCCTTTCTTTCTTCGTCAGTCAATTCCCGCATTGGGCGCCCTTTTAACTTTCCATCACTTGCATATATGTAATCATGGACATGTTCGCCATGCTTACCAAATGAATGAAGCTTAGGATTTCCGTGGTCATTATTACTGATCTGTTTTTCCTGCTTTCCATCTGGGCCATAATAATTCCGGTCTATTCCTCCCTTTTTACCAATCACCTCTGTTACTGTGTTTGGCTCTGCGGTAAGAGTAGTCTTTTCAACTCTTATTATAGCAGGATTGCTGCTCTTTTCAACATATTTTGCATACCATTCCTGATAGTTCATAGATGCCGGAACCAGATATGTTTTTCCCGTCACAGGATCCCGGGCTCTTCTCTGCATCCGTCGAAAAGCTTCTTCCGATACCACCGCCACGGTTGTTGATCTGCACCAGGGATGCATCGGCGGGCAATTCTTCCCCGGCTGCGCCTCAGAGACAAGAAATACCTTTCCGTCCAGCTCCCGGCAAATCTCCGAGGTTCGGAGGTCCAGTGTCGCCAGATACCGGTATTTCTCAATGCCACACTCTTTATAGGACTGCATTTCAAGCTGATTGGAAAGGAAACAACTCTCTGTCCGGATCAGCCTCCGGGCATTGCTGGCTCCCTGGGCAAATTTCTTCGCCAGGATATCCGCAGCCTCTCTTTCCGTGCGCCCTGTGATAAGATCTACCAGCAGTTCCTCTTTGAGATCCTCTGCCAACTTCTGCGTGTTCCCCCAGATTCTGGTGGAATAGTTTCGGCCGGACCACTGGCTGTTTATGACCTTATCAAGCTGCTTCTGGTCAACATGAGCAAAAGAAAAGCCCAGGCCCACACGCTTCTGAATTTCATAGACAGAATGATAATAAGCTTTCTCCGCTAATCCCGTGTAATGCCTGGTGCTGATTTGTTTTTCCTGCTGATAGACGTTCCGCATAATCAAGTCTATTTGTTCCTGCAAGGCCTCAAGCCGCTGGATCCTCGCCTGATATGCCGGAGCTTCGACTTCTCGAAGGAATTCTTCTCTTTCTTCCGTGCTCTCCGCCGCCTGGAGCTTTTGCAGGAGTTCCCGGATGGAAGCTTTGTTATACAGCCGCCGGATGAGCTCTTTTGCCTCTTTTTCTGTCAAGCCATGCTTCGTCATGTACTTCGTGAAAATCCCATCAATGGCCTTTTGCAGATATCTGGAGGAACTGAGATACAGCTGCGAAACCTCATCCGCAGTCTTTTCCGCGTCCTGCATGTAGCCCCACATCTGCTGAGCGGCCCGGTCAGCACAGTATTTTTCACTCTTTGCCATTCAGATCATCCTTTGAAGTGCCGCTGTTGTCCGGCGGCGTATTCGGCTCATTGCCAAAAATCTCTTTCTGTTGTTCCAAAGCTTCCTGCTCTTCTTTTTCTACCGCCTGCAGTTCTTCATCTACATCATCAACGAAAGGTACCTGTGCAAGCAGTGTCTTCCGGCTAACTTTGCCCCAGAGATTACTTACAATTTGAGAGATTTCCAGCAGATTTTTCGGAAGCGCCCTGGTAAAGATCGGAGTGATTGTGGTCACATCTACATGTATACCGGATCTGGTATTGAGGAAATTAGCAAAGATCCTCAGCCTTTTACGGAGGCCTTTTTTGTAATATCGAGTTTTGATCTTCGTGATATTTTCCATACCCAACAATTTAAACTCCATTGCGACGCCAGATACATTGCCGCCAAAAGATTCATCCGTCATGCACGGAATGTGGCTGAATTTATGGATATCCTGCTCTATTGCCTTTTTAAGGATTTCCACGCCCGCTTCATCGTAAGTCCGGGTGATATATTCTGCTTTAGACCCGTCTCCCGGCATTTCCAAAAGTTTCTCTCTCCGAAGACGTTTCATTGCTTTTTCAGCTCCCGCACCGTCCCCGGGTTCGTTATCCTCATCACTCAGTAACGTTCCATAAATAGCCAAAATCGCATCAATAAACTGCTCTTTATCTGTTACACGGTCACTCATCAAAGCATTGTATGCATCAATGAGCGGGATCTGTAGCTGAAAATCACCGATTGCCATTTTATTATTCAAATACTCAATTAACGGCACTTCTCCTTTGAAATGAGCCTCCGGAGGTTCAATCAGCGCCTGTGGCGTATCGATGTTCTGAATATTCAAAACATATTTATAGTTCTGTGTCAGTACCGTGGCCACATATACGGTATTTCCCACATCCGTGTCATCTTTTCTGGCATAATAATAGACACCAAAAAGCTCGTTTTGCTCAATGGTGTCATCATAAACTATAAAAGTATTCTGAGGCGACAGATTCTTGATAAAAAGTTCCGTTTCCTCCTGGCGAGTATAAATGTATTCATAAGCTCTTCCATAAATGGATAAATCCAGACCATTATCTCCATCTGCTTCATCGCTTCCTGATGTTTCCAAGGCGTCCATCAAGGGCTTAATATCCTGATCCGACTTATATGTTACGGGATTTCCGATGAAATAACTGCTCGCTGTATCTGTAATATCCTTTGCGTGATTACAAACCAGTTTATTTTCCCGATCCGTGTCTTTTAAAATATCATGATTTCCTTCATAGTAAGCTTTCAACTTATTCAAGTCCGGCACGCATCCCTGATGTTTCTGGATCAAATGCAGAATAGCCCGCTTATCCGGATTTGCTTCATCCCAGCGGTCGGCCGGCATTGTAAAAATATGCATATTATCACTCCTTACTGAAAACCGGCTTTTGCCTTGTTTCCAATCCGTGCTGTCTGGTTATTAAGTATCGTATAGCAAAAATATCTTACAGCATCCATCGCGTGATCGAACTGCTTCACAGGTTTATCTTCGCCATGCTCTGCTGCTTTTGCATCCCAGATATAAGATGCAAATTCTTTTATGGTATTTACACAGCCTTCATCAAATACAATTTTGCCAAGATTAAGCAGTGTAGAAACCAAACGAATGCCATCTACTACGTCATTTTTGGCTTTTATGACTTTATATCCCCGTTTCCGGAGTTCTGCAATAAAAGAAGCGGCAGCAGGATCCACAATTATGCCTCTGATTCTTGTCCCATTCAGCCACTTTTTCAGATCATCGGCGTACTGGCTGTCCGTTTTCTGCTCACCTTTTTCCCGGCCAGAGTAATAATACTCCCTGATACAGTACCAGATACCGTCCTTACCCTTTTCCCATAGTAGGAACACTGTTGCATTTTGAGTACCATAGTCACAACTTACATACCTATTGCAGCCGATCAGCTGTCCAGCGAAATCTTTCATTTTTCGCACATGGCGATTTTCTGAAAACATGTCATAGATGATTCCTTCGGCCACGCACCACAGACCCTCAATATAGCGTTTAAAAAATACCCCTCGGTACAGGCTGCAGTATCTTTCTTTCACCTTCGGAGACAGGCTCAAGTTGTCGTCCATTGTGAAATGCAGATACAGGATTTTCTTCAATCCTGACGGCTTATGCTCTTCCGCTGCCTGTTTTTCAATCTCGGCAGTTTTCTTTTTCCCAAGGTAGCCAACAGACTTATTGATCCAATCCAGCTTAAACCAATGGTAGGGGCCGTCCGGATTGCAATTCCACCAGAACTTTGAACCCTCGACGGAACAACGGCCGGTCGCCTGGTTCACGAAGGACTCCGGCATCAACGCAACTTCATCGAAGAATACGCCGGCTAAGGTAATGCCCTGGATCAGATCCTGTGAACGCTCATCCTTACCGCCGAAAATGTAGAAGTAGTTCTCCGTATCTCCGCGGGAAATCACTACAAGGTTATCCGCCCGATGATCTGTCACAGCGTAACCACGGGATTTCAGCATCAGTTTAAGCCAGAACAAAACATTACGCCGGAAAGAACCGATAGTTTTTCCGCACATGGCGAAGTTTTGGCCCGTGAAGCTGCTCATCGCCCAGAGAACGAAAGATAGTGACATGCTGACTGTCTTCCCAGATCGGATCGCACCGTCAGCGATAATGCCGTCATAATCCCGTACTGGCGAGCCTTCGCACCACCAATTTAAGACCTGTCTCTGCTTCTTCGAAAAGGGCTGGAAATGAAAATACTCTTTAGTCTTCCTCATCAGCCCAGTCCTCCGCAACAGTTCCCTTGAGAGCTTCTAGGAAGCCGTCATCAGCTGTTATTTCTTCATCATCCGTTTGTGTCTTCGCTTTGATTGCCGCCGTCTGTGCCTTGATCTGCTCAACCTTGGCTTTCTGTTCTTCTGTTGCCATATCCATATGACGGGCCAGCCATTCCAGAGCTTTCATACGATCAGCCAGTTTGATTGATGCTCCATTCTTGCCGTTCTTGACCTCAGCAATCAGTGTTCCATCAACCTGTCCGGATTCCTTGAAACGGATAACATTGACTTTCTGCTTCAGGGGAACTTTTTTACCGGTGGCAGGATCCTCAACCTGAACCGGGCCGAACGAACCAATGACATTTTCTTCTTCCTGGCCGAACTCCACAAAGTCCGTGATATCAGCAAAGGCAATATCCATGTATTTCTGGAAGATATCATGTTCATCCAGAAGTTCACGGTTCAGCCGGGACTGCTTTAGGCGAAGAATTTCTGCTTTTACGGCAACACTTTGCAACAGTTCAAAGCCATGTGCTTTTGCTGTGAAATAATCACATTCATACGCTTTTTGGTATGCCTTTGTAGCATTGAAACAACGACTGTAATAAATACAAAAAAGCCGATGTTTATCGGTTAAATCAGGATTCTTCATAACCTGTTCAACGTCTCTTTCAGCCGCCTTTTTTTCTTCCATCTTTTTATTTTTGGAACGCTCCATACTTTTTTGGAACGTTCCATTCAGCTTTTTATCCCAGGAGTCCTTAGACTTCCATCCTCTGACTGTCCCAGGCGAAATATTCAGCCGACTTGCAATCTCAGCCAAATCTATCTTTCCATCATGCTCTTTGTAAATCTCAAAAGCCTTATTTCGGTTGGGGTCTCTTGCTCTTCCCAAGTATCACCACCTCTCAATCGTTTTATTTTTTCCCACAGAAAAAGCAGCCCTGAAGGACTGCTTTTTTATATTATAGACCGGTTATATAAGGTTCATCGGATTAAAAAAAATGATTTAATTCATACTTCGTCCAAAAAGCTACATACCAATCTATCTGTTTCTCAATCTCATTCAAGTCTTCTTCTGAAAAATTCATTTTTGAAAAATTTTCTTCAAATTCTTCCATCGAATGAACCTTGGCGTGTGTTTCTTCTGCGACGCAGCTTACATGTTTGAATGTTACCACAGCTTGCTGTTCAGTTAACTCTATGTTTCTTCCGGTCATGTACATTTCGTATGCTTCTTTCACACGAAGGTTGTTCTCACATTTTCCGCATATCCCTGTTCCAAAAGCATAATATTCTCCACGAACATAGTAAAGAAACGGATTTTTTTTGTTCAATTCATCTGTTAATTTCATACCTTTTCCTTCCTCCGATACACATTTTTCTTTTATCATACTACAAAACGCCCTGCATTTCTACAGGGCGTTTCAAAAGTGTATGGGAGTAGTGTGATTTTCTCTCCGTCAAGGAGAACTCAGAACGCCCGGATTCGAACCGGCGGCTCACTTTACAGCGGCTCATGTTCCCTCCCGCTTGGGGAAACGTTCCGATGTGATGACGCTTGAGGATCGCTCCCACGGCGGCCATCGTGCCGTTCTGCCAATTACCTTTACGAAAGGAAAGAAAGATGAAAACTTTTAGGAGTCCAGCAAAGCCGCTCCCTTGCCTTGCTGATCGGGACAGGAGGACTCGAACCCCCGCCACACTGGATATAAGCCAGTTGCTCTACCCGCTGAGCTATGTTCCGAAATCCACCAGGTCGCGCACTCGATCTGGTGGAAATTCAGTTTTTTGAAGAATCACGGTTAATGGCAATCCGTAATCAAAAGCCGCCGACCCGGTGGGCCTTTGGCTTCCATTATATTAAATCACGATATTTCCGATATATGCGATATATTTTAAAAGATTTCATTCTCTTTCAAGAATTTATCTCTTATGTACATCCGGATATAGTCTCCGCTCCGGATACGCCCCAGCTTAATTGATATAGTTTCAAACCCCAGTCTCTCCGTGTAGTACATTTTAAAGACCATCCTTGTCTCCACATCCTCTATAGAGTTAATCCACCGCTCCACGACCCGGGCCTTCTCCCTCTTGTTCTGGAGGATCAGTTTTCTTCTCTCGTACCGTTCCTGATCGAACCCTACCACTGTCTCCGGCTTCTTTGATCCGTTCTTCCCATTCAGGATCACAGAGCTTCCAAAGCCTTTTTCCGTAGTCCACATTTCATGCAATTCCTGCTCCAGAAGAGGAATTTCTATTTTCGTCTTCCGGTACTCATCCAGGAGTTTTCTTGTAATTTTTATCTTTCCCATCGGCCTCACCTTCCTTTCCTTCTACCCAATGTTTCATGCGCGCCAGAATTTCCCTCTTGGCAGCCTCATATCCTGCTTGATAACCACGGTCATACTCATCACTTTTTACTGTTCCATTTTCAAACAATGTATCAATCGGAACATTCAACGCAGCACTAATTTTAGCCAACATTTTTGAACTGGGATTCATTCTATTATTTTCATATGCACTAATCAGCTGCTGGTTGCTTCTGACAATATCGCCGAGTTTTTCCTGTGTCATTCCCGCTGCTTCTCTTATCCTTTTTATATTTTTTCCGATGCTGTTTTCATCCCTACTCATACACTTTCCACCCTTTCCTGGTCTTCCCACCGGCTCTTCTGCCAATCGCTCGCTCGTTTCCCGGGCATCTCCCGTGATACTCCACTCCGGATAGCATTTCCTGTGCTACCATGATCGCCGGCGATACCGAATAGCCGAATTCCGTTTTGAAATGGATGCAGTGCGGATATATTGCTACTACGGTAGCTTCGATTATTCTTCGGTTCTCCCGCTCGGCGTCGGTCAGGCCCTTGACGTCCGGCAGCCGCAACATTACTTTGTCTCCGGCGGCCAAACCCTGGATGGTTGTCTTGTACTCACTCATCCTCTTCTCCTTCCTGATCGGCCTTGTAATCTTCTAACAACTGTTCAATCATTTCTATTGCTTCCCCGACCGAAAAGCTTCCTTTCGGACCTTTGTCCTGGAGGAATCTCCTGTATTCATCCAGGCGGCGTTTCACATAGTTGCTCATTGCTTGTCCTCCTTGTATAGTTCCGGTAGTGGCATCCAGGCATTTACAAACAAACCATACTGTATGTATGTGTATTCATCATTTTCCAGATAAAATGCACCGCCTTCTTCATCTTCTTTGTACCATGCGATATCCGGAGAAGTACAGTTTTCGAATGATACAAGAATGTAGCTTTCATCTTCCGGCAACCTTTCCGTGACTGGAATCCATCTTGTGTGCGCTGCCTTCATAGCTGCCCACTCCATCTGCATCTCTATGACCTGTTCCGGTGTCATACCGGTATCTTCGTATTCTGCAAGGCGAGTACAACATTTTTCATGTCCCATATTTCGAATATCTACCCGCGGAATAGCGAATCTTTTTTCTCCATCATCTACCCACTGTGTTAATCTTTCCATTTTTCTCTCTCCTTCCAGCTCTTGCATTCCTTGCATCTCGCCTTACTACTGCACATTACCCCGTTGATTATCGACAACCTCGGGCACCCAGGCCGCACATATACGATCAGTTCACCGACGTTCCCGGTGCTGTGTTTGCAAGTTTTGTATTTTTCAGCCATTTTTCATCACCTCACAACTCCAATTTCATTTGTTTATCTGTTTCATAGTTCATCCAGACTACTTCCTGCCTTCGTTTTCCCATCTGTGTGTGACTCAGAAATGTTCTTTTCTCCCATCCCTGCAAATAGTCATTGTACATATCCGATTCATACCCCGAGATCATGATTTTTGCCCTGCTGCTCAACAATTCTTTCAACAGTTCTTCGTGATCCTGATCGGTCATTTCGTTTTTGTACTGTTCCTGTCTTCCCACTCGGCTATTGATAACATACGGCGGATCAAGGTACATGAACACATTTTCGTAGTTGAATCGCCGGATAACATCTAAGGCTGGCCGGTTTTCGATCTGAACATGTTTCAGGCGATCTACAGTATCAACGATTCTTTCCGGCAGGACACACCATTCCAACAGTGCATACGCCTTTTCTCGACCCTGTACGTCATTTTTCCAGCCTACTTTTTGACCGTTCGTGCGATAGCCATACCCCTGCCAACAGTGGATGAGAAAATTCGTGGCTTTTTCAATCGGATCACTCTCATCTGCTGCCCTGCAGGAACCCTCATATGCTTCCCGGGCATATGGCGTCAATTTCACCGCCCGGGCTAGCTCTGCTGGATGCTCCCGGACGCACCGGAAGAGGTTCACCACATCACCATCTATGTCATTGATTGTTTCAATCGGTGATAAAGTTTTTGTGAAAAGCACCGCACCGGAGCCGAAAAAGGGTTCCAGGTAGCTTCGATGCTGCGGAATCAGTTCCACAATTTGCTTTGCAATCCTCCATTTGCTTCCGGGATATTTTAAAATACTATTTCCCATTTCTCATCTCCTCCGGTATCATCTCCGGGAAATCCCAAAATGACATTTGGCCGCTTACGTTTTCGTCTTCCATCCACCAAAGAAAAACTTCTTCGGCATCTTTCCATTTCGCAGGTTTTCCGGCCTTTTTGATCTCTTCCAACATTCTTTCGAACGCTTTTTTATATGCTCTTTCGTATTCCGGAAAGTCCCTGAACTCTTTCCAACGTTTCTTCCCAGCCATCGGACAGCCAATGCAGCCAACACGGTCATAACCTCGCTTATACAGATCGCATGTTTCAATTTTTTCTGATTCGATATATTTCCAAATATTCGTATTTCCCCAGTCGATAATAGGGTTTACAAGCATTTTCTGCTTCTGCATGCACATTTCTGTCATTCGCCGTTTTGCATCATTGTCTTCTAGCAGCATAACAGTTGAAAAATGTTTAGCTTCTTTTTTGGTTCTTCCTAACCTTTCAAATTCCGAGCGTCTGCTTCTTGCTGTGCTTTCAGCCCATCGAACTCCTGTTGCTATGTACCTGCCATCTCCAGCTTCTTCTTTTAGCACCTGACAACAATACCTTGCCCACCTAGTTGGTGGTAATTTCTTCCGTGTAATCAGCCGCCACATTGATATGCGTTCGTCTTTGTATGTTGGATAATTTATTTTTGCCTTTATTCCGTTCAACTCCAGCCCTCTGAATACTTTTTTGATGTGCTGAACTGTTGGTGGTGCATCTGCCGTGGTCAGGCTATGTTGAACCTCAAACGGCACCCCGGACCGTTTAAATAGTTCCAGCATGACGTCCGAATCTTTCCCACCGGAATATGTGCATACCAACGGCTGCTTATAGTGCTGCAATGACATTTCAGCCGCCAGTTTGATGCGTTCTATTGATTTTTGTTCCAAGTCCATCACTTTTCCTCCAGGGCTTTTATCATGAATTTCGCGGCATCCATGAAAGCGTTTTTATTTCCACTATACTCCATCAGTTCCGCTTTGCATTCTCCGTCATATAGTACGCAATTTTCGCACTCTTTTCCTCCGCATTCTTCTAACACATCATGCCATTTCTCCATGAAATCCAGGATAATTTCGTTTTTGACTTTCTCGCTGATTTCACATGGTTCTGTATGGTCGATGTTATAGTCGTTGATGAAATCCTTGGCACTGCTGGAATCTTTTGTGCAAAAACAATTATAAGTCAGCACTTTGCGAAAAAGAATCTCATAAGGATACCTCTTACCGGAAGGCTTGTACTCCGGCAATGTAGCACCGCCAATCCACTGATACCCTTCTTTTTCTGCGATTTCAGTAATTTTTAAAAGCTCTTTCTCATTTCTACAAACCACATTGATGTCTCTCATTTTCCATCCTCCTTATTTCTTCGCACTCCGAAACACCTTTCCCGGATAGCGTCCTTCTCTCAATTTTCTAATATGTTCCACGGTCACCGCCGCCTCGTCCCGACTAATCCTTTTCCGTGCGTTCGCATATGCCCTTTTGCGGGCGTTTTCTGTCTGGGCAAGTAAATACTCGCCACATGTCCCGTGACAGCCTGTATGGCGTTTCTGACAGTTCTTGCAAGGAAAATCCTGCATTGAAGTCACCCCTTCCTTAGTTTGAAAAACCTCACTACACATCACCTTTTCTTCCTGATCATCCAGGGACGTTGCGTTTGATGCTGTTCCCATTTCTCATCCTTCCAGTCTTTTTACTGTCTCCGTAGTCAGCTGCTGCAGTTTTCTTTTCTGTTCCTGCAATGCCGGTGGTAACTGCCGGAAAGTGTTCTGCTGCCTCTGTTCCTGTTCGTAGATCATCCGGAAATTTGCCCGGTCAGCCGTTTCATTTTCAGATGTGCAAAGGCTCTGGAAGCCGAGTCTTCTCACACACTTCTGTGTGATCTCGTCGAGTTGTTCAATTGCCTCCTGTTCTCGGTACATCCCTTTGAACCGGATTGCCCTTTTCACATCTTCCCATGCTTCGCCCCAGTCTCGAACGGGCGCCTGTGTCATTCCTGCCGTTTTTTCTCTCAGCTCAGCGATTGACGGCGGGAACTTGCATGTGCTCATATGCTCTTTTAATGCCATCAGGCAGGGTTTGTAGTCCAGATCCGACAGCATTGTCCACCAAACCTCTTTTGACTGCCGATCTGTCATAATATTCGCTGACGGCCACGCTGCCCTAATCGCTGCCGAAATCGTTGCAAACTCCTGTGTTGTCATGTTCTTTTACCCACTCCTTTAAGTCATCATATCTGTCTTCATTTTCAGCAGTCTGCCGCTCATTTTTGAGCGGAAACAGACCAATCCATCCGTTGACGATTGATTGTTCAATGATTGCAATTTTTCTGCCCGGATCATCTGGAGCAAGGGTCTCAAGCTTTTTGACAGCAAGTTGCATGGCTCGATCCGTCAAAGGCCGCTTTATCTCCTTGCGAAATGATTTATACTCATCCAGTGCCGCGTCTACGCGCGCGTTTCCCGAATAGGATTCGGATTCCGAATTTTGATTCGGATTAGGATTAGGATTAGGATTACGGGAACATTTGCAATCATCTGTATACATCTGCATACATATGTTTTCAGATGATTTCATGTTTCTATCAGATGCTTTTTCTTTTCCTACATATGCTTCTTTTTCACTTTCCTCACTCGGTTCCGGATATCTGCTCTTTTTCGCTCTGACGTTCTGATGGACTTCCCAAGCCGGGAGATAGAGGAAAGGCTTACTGTCTACTCTGTACAGCTTCACGCATCCTACTTCCGCCAGCTTCACAAGCGCATCTTCTACGTTTTTAAGAGTCACCCTGTCTTTAAGTGGGAACAGCCTTGCTTTTAAAATTGCAGGCCGTGCATCAAATCTTCCATAATCATCGCAATTTACAATCAATCGATAAAAAAATGTTTCTTCAAATGATGACAGTTCGTTGATACTGTCACTGGAGCAGATGCTTTCTTTTAAAATTCTGCTTGGCATCTGTCTTTTCTCCTTATTATGTTTGTGCGTTCTCAACGCACTCTATCAGAATCTCAATTCTCGGTTCCTTCTTGTCTACCTGGAAGCTGTCAGAAAAACCTCTGACATATTTCCATCCATCATCCGGAAGGACCCCAGACCTCACTAGCGCGTCTTGGACAAACTTGTGTGCCGTTGCCGCTATGTTATCCAGGTCTCTCCTTTTTGTCGGCTCGTAGAAGGTGTAATGAAGTCTCACAGGCTTTTCAATTCTCTTCCTTCCAAGGTCTTTCCGGATGAAAGCACCTATATATGCCTGCCAGTGCTGTTTCATTTCATTCCCGCAGTTGTAACGGCCACTTCTCCGGCGCTCCGCCTGGAGGTACTCATTCAGTCCCGGAAGCGTTCCTGGGATCACAAGCTTATAAATCATTCGCCGCTTCCTTCCTCCATGCCTCAAAAGTGTTCTCCATCGTGCTAATCTTCTTATCTAGCTCCTTCACCCGGGTTTTTTCTTTTACTATGTATTCGTGAAAGTAATACTCATCCAGCGTGTTCCCTGGAATCGGCCGGAAATAACCTTCACCGGCGTTGATGATGCAGTCCCCGTTCCGGTTTGCCTGCTCGACCAGCTCCCGGAGGGCCCTGTCTATTGTCGAGTTGCTTTTATCGATTACCGCCGGCCGCCCTACAGCATTCCCGGCCCCGCTGGTGATCCTGTCAAAAATGGCCTGTGCCATGTCTGCTGCTGTCATGCTGTCACTCCTTCCCGCCCCCCGGCCAGCTTGAGGGGCTTTGGTGTTGTGATATATCATTCAGATGCTCTGTTGGTCTGCTGGCTCACCTGCAGGTCTTCATCCGGCACTTTGATGCCGTAGACCTTGTACATTTCCTCAAATTCCTTCATGCCCCGCTGATGGGCTATCGTGTGATGGTACCGGCACAGGCACATCTTTCTCAGATCACTGTCGTTAACCGTCAGCCGGTCCCTTCCCATCCCGATCGCGTCAACATGGTGGATCTCCCCGGGCTTCCCACATACACAGCACTTCCTTTTCATCAGGCAGAAATACAGGTACTTCCCGATATCGTCCGTCCGGTTTACTGCATAATCAGAAAGGGGAACGCCATTTTCCAGGGCATATTCCAGAATGGTATTGATGAACTCCCTAGCTGTATCCATGGAACAGTCAGAAAGTGAAAAATACTCACAGCCTGTTTTTGCGATATGCAGATATTTCAGCCATTCTTTCTGAACCTCCGGGAGATAGCCGGTATAGTCGGAAATGTCCCGGATTGTCGCATAGGCTTTCTTCCTCTGCTCAATTGATATGTACCGGCCATCATCTATCCGGAGTTCCCCGCTTCTGATCTTTTTTCTGACCAGAAGCTCCCCGATCTGGAGCTTTGGAAGGTCAATCACCAGTGTGGTTCCCTCCGGGCCTTCTTTATACTTTTGGATATTCACCAACGCATGCATGTCCATCCGCCTCCTTAATTCCAGGGAAGATCGCCGTCTACACTTTCTGGAATGTCCTGTTTCATATCTTCTGGTGCTGGTTCTGGAAGGCTCTGCCGCTGTTTCAACTGGTCTATCCACTTCTCATACACGCTCAACTGTATGGATTCAATATTGCTGATATTCTTCTGCCTTAACGCTTTCTCCAGATTCATTCCGGTTCTTTTCGCTTCTGCCAAAAGGCGCTGCTGTTCTTTCTTATTGATCAACCGGTCTGAGGGCTGTTCCGTTTGCTCTTCCATTTTTCCCTTCCCTTTTTTAGGAAATTGATATACAACCATGCCTGAATCTGCATTTTTAATGACCAACTGATTGATCCGGCCTTTTTCATCATAATCAAGCTTTGAAACCTCAAATCGGTCAAAACAGGTATACTTTCCATTGCTCTGTGCTTTGATCGTACAGTTATTCGAACTGATCCAGATAAATGGTGCTGTATACAGTTCTCTGCCGATTCCCCAGTTAAAGCAGGCTCGTTTAAAGGAATCAGAAGCCAGTCCCTTTTCCTTCTCCGTATAGCTTTCTTTTCCGGTATCTTCCTTTGATACCCAGATCTTCCGGTCATCATCCCAGATGGAAACGGTACAGTTCGCATTATCCCGGCTGTGGAACCTCTGCCAGTTCATCGGACCCACAACCTCATCCAGGATATTCATGTCACATCTGGCATCTTTATAGAGCAGAAGCGACACTCCGTTACCTTTTACTACGGAAATCCTACACTCTACTTCATCTGCCCGGAGTTTCCGGAACTTCAAAGGTTTCATTTAATCACCAGGCTTTCCGTCTGCTTGAGAGAAGCAATCCCCTCGAATTTCTCTGGATCTTCTTTTACCGCTTTCAGCAGAGCAACACGGTCTACTGTTTTTGAAATGACCAGAAACTCTTCCGGAACTGCAAGGGAGTCCACGTTGTCCAGGGACGGTGCATTCTTTCTGATAGAGAAACTGTGGAAGTCTGTCTTAAACTTCTTTTTGTCTGCCGTTATCATCGCACGCTGCAGGGCTTTCTTCATGTATTCAATGTTGTTCTTTCTCGTCCTTTTCATATCAGTCAGACGTGCAATCTCTTTATCGATCGTATCAACCTCTCCTGCCAGCGTGTCCATGATTGCCGCATAAGCCTCCGCCTTCTGCTCAAACTCATAATCCACACACTCCAGTGTGTCTTTCATGATCTGCGGATCAATATTCCCTTCCTCTGCCATCTCAAATAAAACGCTATACTGTCCTGTTAATTCTCTTAATGTCATCTTGACTTTCCTCCTTGTTTGTCTCATAATGTAATTGATTTTTTATTGCTATGTGCCCCGCCGGAGTTGCCGCTCCAGGGGCATTTTTCATTTCAGACCAGATCATCCAGCCGCCTCCTGACAGCTTCCTGTGCTCGCGGGATGAGAGTTATTATTTCCTCGTACAATCTCTTGCACTCCGGATCCAGTGCATCCAGGGCTCTTGATCTTTCGCCCAGCTCATGAAGCCTGGCTTCTACTTCTTTATCTGTCATGCTCCTGCTTCCTTTCTCTGACCAACTGCCCGATACAATCCCAGGCATCCAGGGCCAACCACTTGAGAAAAATGAACGTCCCGACCATTCCGACTACCCGGTATCCTGTGCTGACATCACCCTGCACCGCAATCCAGGCGGCAGTCGTAATCGATACAAGGGTTGTCACGGTGTTTCTTAACATATTTGCCATGCTCGTCCTCCCTTCCCCGCCCTCAGGCGGTTTTTGCTTTTGGTGTTACGTCAAAGCCAATGTTTCCTCCGGCCCGGATCATAACTTCCTCTACCATTCTCTGTACTACTTCTGGCGGAACATCCTCCTGCCGGACCCATTCACCATTGATCTTCAGATTGCTTATAATCGTGGGCTTTTTCGTGGTTCTCACCTCCTGGTGTAAAATATGTAACTTACAGATTGGTGGTTACTGAATCACCCAAGTTTCACCGCAAGAACGCCAGCAGTGATACCTACTTTCAATACATGCAGTTCTCTCAATTTAGCACTTTCCTCTTCTTTATTTGTCAGAAAATCAAACGCAACTGCTCTTGTGAGAAAGGTTCTTCCATACAGCTCTATTTCCACTTCTACTTTCTGCCCTCTACTTACCATTCTTAAAAAATCCTGAAATGTCACTTTGTTCTCCTTTATAGATTGAAAATATTTTTCCTATGTGATAAAATTTTTTCGTCCCATTCATGGGCAAGAAAGGTGGAATCTATATGATTAAAAAACTGATCCTGCCCTGCTCCCTATATGAACTTTCTTATTCCGTCAGCTAATGGGCCGCAACATCCGCAGAACTAAAACTGCATAAGTGGCGGAGTATTCCAAGAAGCATATTGTGTTGGGATATGCGGCGTTGTGCGCATGTGAATAGTTTAGGCACTTACTTCACTAAGCGAATGAACCGGGCACTTAAACACAACACCTGCAAAATACATAGGGTAAATAAATTTAGGCAAAAGTCGTAAGAACCAACACTTCTTATGGCTTTTTGCTTTAATCTGCTTTAAATAAGTATTCCAGATCATACTCTGGGAAAAGTTCCTTTTTGGTAGCAACCGCTTCCTGGTATGTAAATGGGGTTCTTCCCCGGATCTTGTTCTGGATGGTCCTCTCATCTACACCAAGAACCTTTGCATAGGCCCTCACTGTGATACCTTTGGCATCCAAAACCTTTTTCAGGTTGTTCAGCATCTTTCTGCCCTCCTTCTCATTGACTTTTCCATCTCATTCTCCTATCCTGTTCCTACAGGGCACTGGCATGCCCGAGTATGAAAGAAAAGGAGGAATAATTACCATGCAACTAACCCCGGACTGTATTCGTGACGTATTACTCGAACTTGAAACATTCCACATAGGTGCGCACAAAGTTGATGCATTTCAAAATTGTCTCTTGGACTATAGTTATGAACAAATACTATATACTCTCATTAAACTGTCCGAAGGCGGTTATGTTAATGCTAAACTTAGCCGTTCATCTGATGGGAAAATAATTACCTTTCGGGTTTACGAAATGACTTTTCAGGGTCATGAGTTTCTTGAAAAAATCCGATCAGATACTATATGGAATCAGAAATTGAAACCTGTTTTCACGAACATCGGGTCTATGTCTTTTGAGGTAATATCCAGTGTGGCTAATAGCGCCATAACATCTCTTGTTTTAAAGAAGCTTGGCTTATAGTCCCAAAAGCTTCTCTACTGCAAAACGGGTACATTCTGATAAATCCTGATTGTCTGGAAGTTTGTATCCGTTTTTTTCGATATAATATATGAGAGCCGCACAAGAAACACGTCGCGTCAGCCAGCCCACAGCACATATCACTGTTGTTCCAAAAAACATAAATGCCATTTCATTCTCACCTCTTCTCTTCCAGGAAATACTCGATCGGCACGTTGAAGTAGTCGGCGAGAACTTTAAGCTTATCTACTTTCGGCCGATAATTATCATGTTTCCAGTTTGATAAAGTCGCTGTAGATACTCCGGTGTCTTTGGACACCTGGTATGCCGTCTTGTTATTTTTCGCCAATAATTCAGCAAATTTTTCGTACACTTTTTCACCTTCTTTCCAAGACTACATTATTGACTTTAGCTAAGGTTTCTTATATAATCAAAGTGTCATCTAAGTTATCTAAGAAACTATTTACTTTTAACTTAGTTTTCTAAGCTATGACTAGACTATAGCATAGTTTTCTTTGCTTGTCAATATGTTTTAGCATAGTTTTCTAAGTCAGTTTAGAAGGAGCGTACTATGTATGAAATTTTTGAAAAACTATTGGAAGAGCGAGGGATTACTGCCTATCGAGTTGCCAAAGATACCGGAATCACAACAGCAACATTGACAAGTTGGAAACAAGGGAAATATAGACCCAAAAGAGAAAAGCTTCAGAAAATAGCAGATTATTTTGGTGTAAGTATCGAATATCTTACAACGGGTAAAGATGCAGATTCTGAGCCGCAGCTCACCCACCGTGATGAGAAAGATATAGAAAAGATTCTTGACCAGACCAAACAGCAGCTTCTCTCCCAGGAAGGTCTGATGTTCGATGGTGATCCAGCCAGCCCAGAGGCAATCGAGTCTATACTCTCTGCCATGCAGATTGGCATGGAACTGGCCAAGAAAAAGAATAAGGAGAAGTATACTCCCAAGAAATACAAAAAGGACTGATGCCTATGGATATCAAGGCGAAAGTAAATAAGCTGGTACGTTTTTATAAGACCAGGGATCCTTTTGAAATGGTAAAAGGAATGAACGTTATTCTTGTCAATTACCCTTTGGAGGGCGTTCGGGGCTTTTACCAATATTTTCAGAGGAACAACCTAATTTATTTAGATGATAGGCTCTCTGAAAATGAACGCCGCTTTGTGCTTGCACATGAGCTGGGGCATATGTTCCTACATAAAAATGCCAATGCTATTTTTATGGATACAAGAACCCAATTCAATACAGCGGGGTATGAATCCGAAGCAAACAGATTTGCTATGGAACTGCTGCTGCCGGATGAAGTTCTGAATGACTATATTGAATCTGGCTATACTATCGAGCAGGTGGCAAGGATTACGGGGTATTACCAGAAGTTAATTGAGTTACGATTAAAAGCATGATTGTTACGCATTTGCGTTTCAATAAAAATGTAGGAGAAAGAGGGAGTTTATATGAAAAGAAAGATTTTACCATTATTTACCGCATTAAGTATCATTTCTGCAATGTCATTTTCTTCTTTTGCAGAGGAAAATAAAACTGAAATTCTTTTTCGCAATATCCCGTGGGGTACAAACTATGCAGATGTTAAACAAGAACTTTCTGATTTCGATTGGTATGATATGTCTTTTGATATGATGCGTACATATAGTGTTTATGAAGTTCTCACCGATAGTCAGTACGCTGACGGAGTTTTGGATTTTGAAAACTCCGGCATCAATATGATAGCCCAACCATTTAGTAATAAGGAAACAGAAGTAGCCGGCTATACTACAACGGATATTCAATTATTTTTCGCTTATACTCCTGTTGATGGTACACTTCCAAAAGATGATATTAACACTGCTCTTTATGGAGCAACTTACAGCTTTAGCCCGCAAAATTTACAGCAAATGTCCGAGGATCTAATAAGTAAGTTATCTTCTCTTTATGGTGAAGCAGATCAAACAACAACGGATAAAGATATTTTTGGAAATAAAACCTCTATAACCTGGTGGAGCGGTGATAATGATACCCATGTTGTTTTAAGAACTATTGATTCATCAGAAGATACCTCAGATTTATACGATGATGAGCTTTTCATATCGTATGCATGCGGAAAAGGTGACGATCTTTTAAAAGAAGCAGATGATACAATAAGCACAGCAAATTCCGATAAAGAGTCTTCCAATTATGGAAATGGAAACACAACTGGTTTATAGGAAGAAGGAAACAGAAATGGCTTTAATCAAATGCCCTGAATGCGGAAAGCAATATTCCGATAAAGCAAAAGCGTGTCCTAATTGTGGATACCAACCAAAAAAGAGCTCCGCTCCCATTGCCATGACTATAACAGGAGTTATGTCTATAGTTATAGCTATCTTATGCCTCAATCAATCCACCTTAGTTTCGAGGCTATCTGCCATTGCTCAATCATCTGATTTAGGCGGGATAGCCGGGATTATTATGGCTGTTCTTCTTATTTTTACCGGAGTCTTGGCAATTTGCATCCGTGAAATTGATAGTGAATGGGGGCCACTAATATGTATGGCGATCTGTTTAGGTGCAGCCTATATAGGAGCTGTATTAAATACTGCCTATAAGGATATTCTTGCATGGTCTCTATTTATTATGATTTTTTCATTTATATATCTTGGAATTGGAATTTTTATCAAAACAAATAGAGTTAAACATTGACGAAAAGGATGAAATATGATTAAAAGCATATTTAAGTTTTCCTTATAGTTTTCAAGAACTTTCATACATTCTGTAAAATAGTTACAATAAAGGAAACGATTGGTAATTGAGGGCATTATGCGATTTTCGCAATCGTCCGAGATCTCGGACACTTCTTTTTGAACGCAGATCGTGACCAAGAATAAGGAGGTCTAAAGTGTTTCAGATTGTATATTCAAAGAAAGCTGAAAAATTTTTAAAAAAGCAGGACGTTCCTACCCGGAAACGTTTGGTTACATCCATTGACAAGCTTCCTCTTGAAGGAGATATCAAAAAATTACAGGGTGCTGACGGTTATCGTCTTCGAGTTGGTGACTTTCGCGTATTATTTGATGTAAATGGAATTATTATAGATATTATAGAAATCGGAAACCGCGGCCAGATTTATAAAGGAGTGTGATCTATATGTCAAACGTAAAAGAAAGAATCATCGGTGCAGTTACTATCATGAATGAAAAGGACGCACAAAAAGTATGGGATCTGATCCAGGGCACTTTCATTTTAAATAATGCCGAGGAGGTAGAGCCGGACCCGGAGGAGCTGGAAGCTATAAGAGCTTACAAAAGCGGTGATCCAGAATATCAGCCTTATATTTCTCATGAAGAATTGATGAAGGAACTCGGATTATAAGCAGTCAAAAAGCTGGCCTATCCGGCCAGCTGCATTATCATTTGTATGGAGAATCGTAGAGATCTGATATTCTCACCTTTAGGCCTTTCGCCAGCTTCTCCATTACGTCCATGCGTGGACTTTTTCGCCCGGCTACAATATCATCCACCGTAGACTTCGGGATCCCGGTCAGGAGTGATACCTGACGGGGAGAAAGATTCTTACCAGTCATTATATCTTCTAATAGTATTTTCATAGGAATAGTGTTTCCAAACTGACAGTAGATACTATGGAAGATAAAGGAAAGATTGAGAACTTAAAATATCTCAAATATGAAAGAGGGAATAATTATGAAGAAAGTCAAAAAATTTTTACTTGCAACGATAGCTGCAACGATGCTCGTCAATGCACCTGTCCATTTTCCTGTCAGCTCCGGCGTTTTAAACGCTCAGGCAGCGGCCAGAATCAGCAAAAAGAGAGCTGTTCTAGTAAAAGGGCAGAGCGTTACTCTTAGAATCCTTGGAAACACTCAAAAAGTTCGATGGAGTTCCAGCAGAAAGAGTGTTGCTACCGTATCATCAAAAGGAAAGGTAATTGCAAAAGGGCGCGGAACGACCACAATTACAGGAAAAGTCGGGAAGAAGAAATACACTTGTAAGATAACCGTTCAGATACCAGCAATAAATAAAAAAACTGTATCACTGACCGTTGGACAGAAAACGACTTTGAGAATGACCGGAACCACTAAAAAAGTTTCATGGAAATCATCAAATATCAAAGTTGCAACGGTTGATAGATATGGAAGAATCACTGGAAAGAAAGCCGGTACGGCTACCATCACAGCAACGGTGCTGAATAAAAAATACCCTTGCAAGGTTACTGTAAAAGCTAAAAATACTCCTGACACTTTTAGTGAAACAAAAGCCAAGACCAATATTTCAAAAAAAATCATTACCGCAAATGGATATATTTATGTTTTACTTGAAAGTTCATATAATTGTCCTACTGAAATATCTGCTAAATGTACATTTTACAATGATGATGGCGATCCCGTTGATTATTCTACGAGTGACATTATGTTCCTCGAAAAAGGTCATAAAGGTGTATTGAGTTTTCCTGCATGGGCAACCAAATATAGTACTTATAAAATAGAATACGCTTTTTCGGAAGGATTAAAGTATTATTATCACAAATCAGTAATTGATGGTTTAGGGTTGCATACAAATTATGTTGAATCAGAATATGGCGATTATATAATGGCTACTGTAACAAACTCAAATAGTTGTGACTGCTATTACGTTGAAGTTCTCACCATTTTTTATGATGATACGGATTCTATTATTGCAATTGAACCGGGTTCCCTTTCCATTCCTGCAAACGGGAGCGATAGTGTAAAAAATTTCGTTCCATATGATCGAACTACAGATGAAGCTTTGAATTATGACCATTACGAATCATTTATTTCATATGCTTATCATTTAGGCAAATAATTATATAAAAGGCCCCTGCTGCAAACAGAGACCTATTTGAAGGCTATACAGATCCAGAGGACTGCATAATCTTCCCTCGACAAGAAGATTATACCACATTCCTCCAGCACCTGTATAGGTGTTATTTTTATACTCAAAAAAGAAGGAGGATGATACACCATGCCAAAACGCAAAAAACATGAACGGTTACCGAATGCATACGGCTCCATCCGGTACCTGGGCAAAAACCGGAAGAACCCCTACGCCGTCCACCCGCCGTGTAAGGATATCAGCGAGGAGGGCGACTACATCCGGCCGAAAGCGATCTGCTATGTCGATGACTGGTATGTGGGCTTTGCGGTCTTGAATGCCTGGCACGCGGGCACATACAAACCGGGTGATGAAATGCTCTTCAAATCCTACCGGGCGGCTTCTGCGACCGATCTGGACGCTTTCTGCCGGAGGATTCTGACGGACTTTTCCGCGCATGCACATGTTGAAGAGACTAAAAAGGAAAACGAACTGACCTTTTCGCAGGTGTATGAGATGTTCTACGACTGGAAGTATGGGGAACATGCGGCGAAAAAGCTGTCCAATTCTTCCCGTGATTCTACGAGGGCAGCCTATAAAAACTGTGCCCAACTTCATGACCGGATTTTCCGTGAACTGAAATTGGATGATCTGCAGTCCTGCCTGGATAATTGTTCTTTGAAAAAATCCAGTCTGGAGCTCATCTCTATTCTGCTAAAACAGATGTACAAATTCGCCCGTCCCAGGGAGCTATGCGTTGAAGATTATGCGCACTATCTGATAATCCCAGATGCGCAGGAAGATGAACATGGTATCCCATTTTCCGAAAAAGAGCTCTCCTGGCTTTGGCAGCACAAAGAGAATCAGACTATTGAAATGCTACTTATCATGTGCTATTCCGGATTTCGCATTTCTGCTTACAACACAATGAAAATCAACCTCGAGGAAGGCTATTTTCAGGGAGGCATTAAGACAAATGCCGGAAAAAACAGGATCGTTCCCATCCATAGTGCCATTTTTCCGCTTGTCGAGCAACGCCTGCAGCGGGATGGTACCCTACTGAATATTACCACGCGAGCTTTCCGGTCTGCTATGAAAACAGCATTGAAGTCTCTTGATATCCAGCACACGCCTCACGATTGCCGTCACACTTTCTCTATGTTATGTGAAAAATATGGTGTCCGGGAAGCAGACCGAAAGCGCCTATTAGGTCACAGCTTCGGGAACGATATCACGAATGGAATATACGGGCACCGGACGCTGGAGGAACTCCGGCCTGAGGTAGAAAAAATCAAGCTTCCGGATTTGTGA